GCTGCGACTTGGACTAATGACCCTGCGTGGTGTTTGTACGATTTGCTAATTGATCAGCGTCGTTATGGGGTTGGTGTAGACGAGAGCACGCTCGACAAGTTTGACTTTTTCTCTGTTTCTCAATATTGCAACGCCTTGGTTGACGACGGCAAAGGTGGGCAAGAGCCAAGATTCAGCCTCAACATCCTGATCAACAGCAGAGACGAAGTTTTTAACGTCATTCAACAGTTGACAAGTGTCTTCCGTGGCATTGCCTACTACGGAGCAGGATCGCTTGTTCTCAGGCAAGACAAGCCAACTGATGCCCAGTATCTTCTTGGCCCTGCAAACGTAATTGATGGTGTGTTTGCTTATTCAGGTACGGCAGAAAAGACAAGGCACACCTGCGCGACTGTTGGCTGGCAAAGTTATGAGAACTTTGGCGAAGTTGAATACGAATATATTGAAGACGCTGATGCAGTAGCCAAGTACGGCATCATTAACAAAGACATCCGTGCTCTGGGTTGTTACTCACAAGGTCAAGCGCACAGGCTCGGCAAGTGGACGTTGTTGAGCGAGAAAAATCTTACCGAAACTTGTTCTTTTGCTGTTGCGATTGATAGTGGGATTGTGCTCACTCCCGGCACGGTAGTGGACATTGCTGATCCCTTGCGTGCTGGTACAAGGCGCAGTGGTCGTGTTAGTTCTGCAACCACAACTGTAATCACGGTTGATAGTGACACCGATCTGTCAGTAAATTTATCTAATTCACCGACTATCTCGGTGATGATGCCGACTGGTTTGGTTGAGACAAAGACGATTAGCAGCATTTCAGGGGCTGCAATCACTGTCTCGGAAGCGTTTAGTGAGGCACCGAACGCTGCTGCCGTCTGGTTGATTCAGACCAGTGATATTCAGTCACAGCAGTTTCGTGTTGTTTCTGTTGCTGAGAACAATGACGGCACTATTGGTGTCACTGCCCTCGCTTACAACGAGTCGATCTATAACGCCGTTGAACAAGATGTTTCGCTTACTGCACGAGACATTACAAACCTGTCAGGCATCCCCGCAGCGCCAGAGGCCCTAAGCGGCACTGAGTTTCTTTATCAAGAGGGTCAAACAGTACACACTGGCTTCGACCTGAGCTGGAGTCATAAACGTATCAACGTCAACGAATTTGAAGTTAAGTACAGAATTGATAATAACAACTTTGAACAAGTAACAACCGGGGCACCATCCATCACTTTGCGTGCTTTGCGTGCAGGCACGTTGACAGTGCAAATCATCGCTAAAAACTATCTTGGCAAACAAAGCGCAACTGCAACAGCGACGTTCACGCTGCTTGGCAAGACCGCTGTGCCTGGCGATGTGCAGAATTTGTCTATTGAACCCATTAGCGCCAACAGTGCTCGCCTGCGCTGGGATCAGACCGTTGATCTTGACGTGAAGGTGAATGGCCTTGTTCACGTTAAGCACAGCAATTTGACTGATGGTTCTGCGACTTGGCCTAACTCTGTTGACCTGATCCCTGCTGTTGCAGGCAACTCAACTGAAGCGATCATCCCGCTGGTCGAAGGTGAGGTCCTGGTCAAGTTTGAGGATGAGCTGGGGAATAAGAGCACGAACGCCACCAGTGTGCTGATGGACTTCCCTGATGCTGTTGGCAGTATCCCGGTCCAAACCCGCAGGGAAGATCAGGACACACCGCCGTTCCAAGGCACAAAGACTGACTGCTTCTACAGCGACGACCTTGATGCTCTGGTGATCGATGGTGATGACAACATCGACGATGTGACTGACGTTGACGCGATCACGTCCTTTGATTTCCTTGGGGACATCCTTAGTTCTGCTGAGTATCAGTTCAACAACACGCTGGATCTTGGCGCACGTTTTGCGCTGGACATCAAGCGGCGGTTTGTCACTAGAGCTTTCTTCCCTAATGACACCATCGACGCTCGCATTGCGCTGATTGATACCTGGAATGACTTTGACGGCACTGAGGCTGATGCTGTCAATGCCAAGCTCTACATGCGAAGGACTGACGATGATCCTTCAGGATCTCCGACTTATACAGGGTGGCAGGAGTTTGTTGCTGGCACGTTCAAGGGCCGTGCATTCCAGTTCAAGGCAGAGCTGACCAGTGCTGACATTGCGCAGAACATCTTGATTGATCAGTTGGGCTATGAGACCAGCTTCCAGCGCAGGGAAGAGATCAGCCAGCCAATCGCATCAGGCACTAGCACTAAGTCGGTGACCTTTGACAACGCCTTCTTTGTTGGCACGTCGGCGCTGGGGAACCTAAACAACTTCCTGCCCAGCATCGGAATCACCGTGCAGAATCTTGGCAACGGTGAACGGGTCAACGTCAGCAACGTGACGGGCACTGGTTTTGATCTTGACGTGCTGGATTCAGGCGGCAACAACCAAGATCGGACCTTCACTTATACGGCTGTGGGCTTTGGCAGGGGCGTTTAATATGCAGGGAATGTTGTTCGCAGCGGGCTAGGTCATGGCAACCCACGATTATGTGATTGCAAACGGCACAGGTGCGGCAGTCCGTTCTGATTTGAATGACGCCCTAGCGGCGATTGTCAGCAATAACAGCGGAAGCTCTGAGCCTGGGACGACTTACGCCTATCAGTGGTGGGCGGATACAACGGCCAACGTCCTGAAAATCAGGAACAGCGCCAACAACGCATGGATCACGCTGCGTGAGCTTGACGGCACGATGCTGATTGAGGATGGGTCCGAGGGTTCGCCTGGCCTTGCATTTGCTGACGACACCAACACGGGCCTCTTCAGCCCTGCTGCTGACAATATCGCTTTCACCACTGGCGGTGGTGAGCGTCTAAGGATTAACAACACTGAGACTGTACTTAATGAACCCAGCGCTGATATTGACTTCCGCGTGGAGTCAAACGGCAACACTCACATGCTGTTTGTCGATGGTGGAAATAATGTTGTCGGCATTGGCACTTCATCGCCTGGTTGTGATTTAGAAATAGGCGGGACTGGCCATATTCATATAGCAGATCAGGGCAGAATCGGCTGCAACTCTGGAGCTGGTGCTCCAAACGATTCTTATATCAAATTTTTTGATTCAGATATTATTAGCTTCCATACCACTGACACGGAGAGAGCACGCATTGATTCGAGTGGCAGGCTCCTCTTGGGGACTTCTAGTGCAACTGATTATGCAGGCGGCTCTGGATACACCCCAAAGTTCCAATTCAGGGGATCTGGTGAAGCAGATTCTTCGATTGCAGTTGCTAATGCCGATGGAAATGGAATTCTTGTAATAGTTAATGAAGGTGGCAGCAGCGTTATTTCGGATGACGAAGATTTAGGGAAAATCAACTTCAAAGGATACGATGGCAACAGCTATCCAGATTTTGCTCAAATTAAAGCGTCAGTTGATGGCACGCCTGGTGATAACGATTGTCCAGGACGTTTAACATTTTCGACCACAGCTGACGGTGCAAGCAGCCCGACGGAAAGAGTCAGAATCGATTCGAGTGGAAATTGCGGTATCGGGGTAACATCTCCGCAAGGACCCTTACATGTAGGAAGAGGCAGCGGTAACGCAAAGATATTTATACAACGTACAAATGCTGCCGCAAACACTGACGATTACGGAAGTATTATCTGGAGAAGCAACGGCGGTAATAATAATGGACTAATTGGTGTTGCAAGGCAGAGTGCTGAAAACGATGGCTACATGTTTTTCAGTACAGCTAGCGGCGGCACCTTAGGAGAAAGATTGCGCATCAGCAGCGGAGGCAGCGTTTCTATCGGCACGTCAGCCGCTAATGCTAGTTTGAACATTTACGGCGGTGCTTCAGCCGCGCTGTTTCAAAACAGCAATACGGGCACTGGTTCTGGTGACGGATTCTTTGTGGGCAACTGGGGTGGGCAAACTGGCAGTGTTTGGAATTACGAGAATGACATAATTAATTTCGGCACAAACAATTCGGAGCGGGTGCGGATTACGAGTACTGGTGATGTCTTGATCTCCAAAACAACTTCATCCTTTGGTACAGAAGGAATTGTTCTTGCCGATGCTGGTTATATTGCCGTAACAAGAACATCAAACGTTCCACTTAATGTTATTCGCAACGGCACAGACGGAGTTCTCGTAAATTTTGAAGCGCAAAACGTAATTGAGGGTACTATCTCTGTCTCTGGCACCACCGTTTCTTACAACGGTGCTCACCTTTCGCGCTGGTCACAACTCCCCTCTGGAGCAGAACGTACTGAAATATTGCGTGGCTCTGTGCTGAGCAACCTCGATGAGATGTGCGAATGGGCTCATGCTGCTCAAGACGCTGTGCTTTACACCGAAGAGGATGAGCTACCTGAGGGTGTCAGTGTTGGCGACGTAAAAACACCTGCAGTTGAGGCTTACACAGAAGACAACGAACAGCTGAACCGCATGAAGATCAGCGATGTTGAAGGTGATGTCAACGTGGCTGGCGTGTTTCAAGCCTGGGACGATGACGATGACACCTACGACAACGACTTCTACTGCGCGATGACGGGTGACTTTGTGATCCGCATCGCACAGGGCACAACCGTTGCACGCGGTGATCTGCTGATGTCTGCTGGTGATGGAACGGCAAAACCGCAGGATGATGACATCGTGCGTTCCAAGACCATTGCCAAGGTGACTAGCACCACGGTTTCTACTACTTACTCTGATGGCAGCTATTGCGTGCCTTGTGTGCTGATGGCTTGCTGATCGGCCTAAACTTTCTCTGACTTCACTTCATCATGGCTAACACCTACGTTTGGAAGATCGCTGACCTCAACAGAGACCTCAGTGACAATTTTGCTCACACGGCTCACTACACCGTGACGGCAATCAGCGATCAGGTTGATTCTGACGGCAACGCCTACAACTCAGGCGCTTACGGCAGCATCGGGTTGGATCGTCCAAACACCTTGGCCGATTTTGAGGATCTGACTGAGGCTGACATCGTGGCAGCTGTGCAGGCCAAGCTTGGTGGCGATGAAAAGGTCACTGAGATTCAAGATGCGTTGGCTGCACGGATTACTGAGCAGATCACGCCGACCCAGGCATCTGGCAAACCTTCTAGTTGGTGATCTGATGCAACGCCCTGACCCGATGATCGCCTCCAAGCCGGGGGCGTCTGATGTGCAAGCGATGGCCGCAAGGACCCTGTGGCTTGAGGAATTGTTTTTCCTTGATGGCCGCGACATGATCAGCCATCCTCAGCATGGTCTGTTCACTGGCTTAGCCCTTAAATATCAGAGCTTGCAGTCAACTGACGGCTACTAATGGCCAAGTCCCTAAATGGCAACACTTTTGTTGTCGGTAAACCGAAACGGACCAAACAGGGAAATGGTCAGCACTCACGCCCAAAAAAGGGCAAGAAGAGATACCGTGGCCAGGGAAAACGCTAATTCAACTAATGATCAAGCGTCTTGTTTTTGGTGTAGCCGCTGGCGCACTTGCCTTGGCTCCCCTCTCTGCCCGCGCAGATTGGTACATCAATCCTGAGCTGAATGTCGGCGTTGGCCTCGATTCCGGCGTGGGCTCCGGGATCCTCGAGGGTCATGTTGGCTATGACTTCGATAACGGTGCCTATGTGCAGGCAGGCCCTGCTGTGGTGTTCCCTGACGCTGGTGAGAAAGAGATCGAGTTCACCGGCAAGGCTGGCGTGAGCGGCGGTCCCCTTTACGGAGAGGTCTCATTCAGCACCGGCGATGATTTCGGCCTCGGCTTCAAGACCGGAGCCAAGTTCAGCTTCTGAGGCTAGGATTTAGAAGCACACAGGAAGGGGCCCCGTTTGCACAGCGGGGCTTTTTTTTAGCCATGCAAAAGGTCTGTAACCTGCTCGGGGTTCTTGGCTTCACGATCTCAACGACCCTCGCTGTGATCGGCGTGATGGCTTACACGCGCGTCCCGTCAATGATGAAGCTCTATCTAAGCGAGATGAAGCTAGAGCTGACGGAAACGATCCTGCAGCAGGTGCCGGTCCCCGAGATCCCTGAGATGCCGCAACTGCCGACCGAGACTGGCCCTGCGATCACGTCACCATTTTAGTTTCGGCCTGCGGCTCGACTTCCGGGGCGTCCCAGTGATCGAGCCACTCGCGCAATGCCTGCCCCGTTGGTGTGGATTTAGGCCAACGCACAAATTTCAATAGCGCCTGCGGGTCGGTGAACAGCATCGAGGACTTGCCGGATCTGCAGACGTAGACGAGCGGCGGGCCTTCCCTGTGCTTAGTAGCTTCGATCCATAACTGACCAGCTACAAACCGCTCTGACTTCATGGAGATCCGTGAGATAGTCGTGCCCGAGATTAACTCCTCTGTCGATCTCCCACGAGTAGCAATTCCGCAAGCGCCGCCGGTAACACTCGACATCGGCGTGCCGGTTATCGAGCTGCCGCACTTCAATCCGATGGAGATGGAGCCGGAGGTCGAGCCGCAACCCGTAAAGCCCGCGAAGGCTAAGCCTGCCGAGCCCCCTGCTGCTAAACCTCCGCCGGTCAAGCTCCCCACAAAAGAACCACCAGCAGCAACAGCACCAGCGCCAAAAGAGCAACCACCTGCTGAGCCGAAGCCTCTTGCTGAGCGCATTATCGAAGCGATTCCGACGATCCCGCAAGCGGTAAATACTGTAGGGACATCAGCGATCGCCGTCTCAGCAGCACTCGCAACCCCACTCCTGCTTAAGGCGATCCGGCCGACGATTAAGAAGTTGGCAAAGAAACTTCAACAGGCAATTGGTAAAAAACCGAAAATAGAAAGCGTCAGTGAGCGTCGGAAGTT